GCCACAGTAGCAGTAGCAAGAGTAATGCTTGTACCGTTAGTTGCTGTGTACTCAGAACCAGAGCGAGAGAGCAGTACACCATTAAGAAATACTTGCTCATACCCTGGGCTGTAAGCCAATGGGATTGAGTAGTCATCATTACCTGTAAGGACTGTAGTACCTGCAGCAGGTTGTTCTGTCCAGCGTGTGACTACAGTTGTAGGCGCGGTGCCATCTGTGTCAATCCAGATTAAACCATCAATTAAATTTGTTGGTTCAGTTGTTTGTGCTACAGGTGCTGCACCAGCCCAAGAAGCAGTGGTGCCATTGGTTGTAAGTAACTTACCATCATTGCCAGTTTGAGATGGCAAACTTACAGGTGCAGCAGCCCATTGGACTCCAGTTCCTGTTGAGGTAAGTAAATATCCATTTGTTCCTGATGTAGCACCAGCAGTTAAAGTTCCAGAAAGAGTTGCATTATCCAAAGTAACTGCAGTAATTGTAGATACTGTTGTACCTGAAGTAACTACTGTAGTACCAATAGTTGGTGCTAAATATCCAGCAGGAGCAGCAGACCAAGTAAGTCCATTAGTTGCTGTGCTGGATGCAGTAAGAATATATCCGTCAGTTCCTACACCCAAACGCGCTGCGGTATCTGCAGCACTACCAACAATTAAGTCACCCTTAGCATCAATGATACTTGCTTGAATTGCAGTTGTTACTGCAGCAGCAGCACTAGCAGCACTTACTGCAGCAGAGTTAGCAGATGTCAAAGCAGATGATGCTGATGTGCTTGCACTAGATGCTGAGGTAGCAGCAGCCGTTGCACTCGTTGCAGCAGATGTTGCAGAGGTAGCAGCAGCAGTAGCACTTGCTGCAGCGCTTGTTGCACTTGTAGCAGCAGCAGTTGCTGAGTTGGCTGCAGAGGTAGCGTAACCTGCAATAGTTGCTACTGAGTTAGCAGCAGTCGTTGCGCTTGAGGCAGCAGCAGTTGCGCTATTAGCGGCGCTGGTTGCACTGGTTGCTGCTGCTGTTGCATAGTTAGAAGCATTTGTTGCCTGAGTAGATGCAGATGATGCAGAGGTAGAAGCGCTTGATGCTGATGTAGATGCGCTTGATGCACTTGTTGCAGCAGCCGTAGCAGAAGCAGCAGCGCTTGTAGCAGATGTTGCTGCTGCGGTAGCACTTGCTGCAGCAGAGGCTGCGCTTGTGGCAGCAGCAGTGGCTGAGCCAAGAATTGCATCTACATAATCTTTTGGAGTAGCAGATGATGAAACCATACCAGCGCTAGACAAACCAGTAATAACTGGTGAGCCTGAGATAGTAGGGCTTGTTAAAGTTTTATTAGTTAATGTTTGTGTAAGGGTATCAAGAACGATGTTACCTGAAGCATCAGGCAAAGTAATGGTTCTATCAGCCGTTGGGTCTGTTACTTGTAGGAAGGTTTCGTTTGCATCTCCAGTTGCACCTTCAAAAGTAATACCAGTATCACCAACTTGTCCACCAGTAATAATTGGTGATGTTAAAGTCTTATTAGTAAGAGTCTGTGTTTTAGTTGTACCTACTACGCTACCATCGCCAGAGGCTAAGCCGTGAACATGTGTTTGATTAGCAAGGTCAAGAATTGCTTGGTCTACATCATAGCCACGAGCAGCAATATGTGTCTGCTCTTCACGGAAATCTCTACCTGAAACACCGTGTCTTACAACGGCACCAGCAGAGTGGGCTACAGCCTGAGTGCTATCTTCACCACGAGTAACAGTAAGTGTTGTGCTATTTGCAGCAGTAACCGTTAAGACTTCTTCTTTAGAAGTATCTGGGTCAACAACTAATGTAAACGGAACTGATGGGAAACCGCTAACTGATGCGACAATAAAGGATGTGTTTGATGCACCCTGTGACTGTGCTGCTATAGATGATTGAAGCGAAGTTTCTACTGCGGTTGAGGAGTAGTTCCGCTTGGGGGTACCTGGGTCGCCTGCTGCCATTGTTTACCTTATCTCTGATAGTGGGAACGAATTGGGTGTTGACGGCGTTGGTTGTCAGCCACCTCGTTTAAACGCTGTTGATAAATGTTGTACAAGAATCTGGATGCATTTTGTCCAGAGCCTGTAGGTCTTACGCCATCTAATATATCTGCTGATGCAGATTGAGCACCAAGGCGTGAAGGGTCCAAGAAAGAAACCATACGAAATGCTGCGCCATAAATAACTACATCTTCTGAATATGAAGGCATGCCTGATACGGTTGAATAGTCATCACTATCATTAGTTAGTAGTGTTGGGCGCTTAGAATAAGAAACATGAACTGTTTGTCCAGGTGTAATTTCGGAATATATTGAAAGACTCTTACCATTGCTAAATGCATCGGTATCTGCAGTGCGGTCTAGTTGCCAACCACGAGCAGGGAACCACTCTTTAGATGGACCAACGATTGAATAAGTAACACTTAAAACATTTTCTACGGCTGCAGGTATAGAGTAAGAGTACCGTGATGCTACATAATCAAAGTCATAAGAACCAAGAGCAAAGACCATAGGATACATTGCGTTAATGGTGTCGTTAATTGCATTTTTAATTTCTTGGCGTGGAAATAGTGGGCTTACTGTTACCTTGGCGTTTGCGCTATGAGCAGCAACGACTGTGCCACGCTGCCCTCTACCCCAAGGAGCAAGAGTTAGTGTGTTTGCCACATTGTCTGTTGTGTGAACAAATACAATTTCATCATCAACTTGTATGTATCCACGACCAATAACTGATGCATCATGAACCGCTAAAGTAGTTGTAGTGGTAGTAGCGCTAGTGGTAAGCCATGAGGTTGGCTCAGTATTTTCTGTATAGGCATGAAGTACAGACTCAACACGGTCCGCTAATTGAGTAAATGTACTCATATATTGATACTCCTTAAAGCATCTACGGCTGATAACCCAGAGGTTCCAGCAATTTCATTACACACAGCATTTAAACCTTTGTAGTTATTTGGCTGTCTTGTGCTGCTTGCCTTGTAATTAAGGGCACCCAATAGAGCCAAGCCAGTAGTACCAGCCCAGGCGTTAGCAGCCCCTACAAGGGCTTTGTAGGCTGTTATAGCGGGATATGTACCACCATTGGCAAGACGATTCATTTCGCTTGTTAGCGTGCTTCCTGCTACTCCCGTTGCCATTACTTACCCTTCTTTTTACTCATGCGTGCTACGGCAGCGTTGTCCACAAGGTTTGGATACTTACGACCCGCAGCCTTTGCACGAGCCTTGGCTGCAGCCTTCTGTGCAGAAGTTAGTTTTGTAGATGTCTGCTTTGGATTCTTCTTGTCCCAAAATGCTTTACCCTTCACCATTTCACCTTATCTGCCCAATACGCTGCAGACATTTTTCCTTTCGCAATGTTCTTGGCATGACGAGCCTTAAATGATTTTTGTCTTGCACTAGGTTGTCTATCACCAGTTACGCCCTGTTGACCAAAGCGAATAGTTTTAACTTGGCTACCTTCTTTGGCTACAACAACATGTGATTTGGTTGGATGACTTGGTGTGCGCTTTGGTTTATTAAAACCAGATACACCTGCTCTAGCGAGTCTTGAGTCCTTCTTGCTTGCCATATTCCCCATGCTTTCCTAATACTGCTTTGACTGTTCCATCTTTACGCAGTATTACTATCATGCCATTTTTAATTTGAACCTTGTTAAAACCGTGGTGGACTTTTCTTTGCCCCGATGACATTATTTCTTTTTCTTTTTAGCCATCTTTGCTTCGCTCATAGCGATTGCTACGGCTTGCTTACGCTTAGTTACTTTTGAGCCTGCGCTTGACTTTAGAGTTCCACGCTTGTACTCGCCCATAACCTTTTCAACTTTTTTCATTGCAGTTTTCTTTTTCATCATAGACCGTACTCCTCATCATTATCTTCCATATCCTTGTATGATGTACCCATTGGCACTTCACCAATTCTATGGATTGGCTTGTTATACATTGCTACATTTGGAGCCTTTGGTAATTCAGTAGGTGTTCTTCCACCAACTCCATAAGGCGTTACTGTTCCAAAACAGTTACACTCAGCACACATTATTTCCTCCTTTGGGATATAACTTTTATATCTCCACCGACACTTATGTTGTATTCGGCAGAAATCTTGATTGCTCTACGCGCTGCAAACTCAGCGCTCTTTATAGAGGTTTTACTGAAACCTGTTGCTAGTGCGCCAAGGGCTAAATTGCCACCACTACCAACAGCATATAAACCACGGTCA